GCCAGGGGATGATCTCCAGCGCGAGACTTGAGGTGCGCGCCATCTGCTCATCGTAATCGTAGCCCATGAACCAAACCGGGTTGTAACCGACCGGCTCAGACCAAATAATCGTATCATCACCGGCGACCGTGAACCGGTGCCAGACCGGGTAAGGATAGCTGCCAAGGTCCCAGTCTTTGGGGATCAGCTTCTGGAAATGCTCCGTAACAAACACGGCTTTGTCACGATCCTCAGAGGAGTTGTACCACGCCAGCTTGTCCTCGCGATTCATTGGCCCGGACCAGCGGGGGGGCCATTTCATGTTGCACGGGAACACTTCTGAAAAGTAATTGCCAGCCAGGGGCGATTGAAACCAGTTGGTACCGGAAAAGATGTTATTCCTATTCCAGTAATCCCGGTTATCGAGGATCGTGCCGTAGGTCAACACGTGCCAGTGCCCGGCGAAAGTGCATCCTGTGTCGGTGTTGAATGAAGTGAGAGGATATTCAAGATCGTAGTAGGTGCGGCTCGGGTGCGGAGTCATATACCGCAAGCCCTCTTTGATCAGCTCTTTCTTGCCGTCGAGGATCTGATACTCGTGATGCCACTCCTCACGCGGAAAGCACAGCATAATGCCGTACTTGAGCATCTGCTGGATCGTCTGCCGGTAAAGCGCGGCGTAGCCGTACTGAGCTGCCATTTTTTGCCCAATGTCGGTAATGACATCGCACCGGATCTTGTCTTTCTCCGAATTCTTCAGCGGCTTATACGGCAAGAGCGGGACGGTGTTTCGCTCATTGAAGATCTCCGCGACGATCGCAGTGACATACGCCTTAACGATCGGCACGTACATCTGATAGAAGACCGGATAATTGATGCAACGCGTTGTCGCCAGCCCGTCCGGGCTGGGAATGTCCAAAAACAATTCTGACTCGCTGAGACCGTAGCTCTTCAGCGCCTCGACAGTCTGATCGTAATTGAGATTCTGACTACGAATGTGATTAACAAAGGTCGCAGTCGTTTGAGCAAACGGCGCTTCGTAAGCCAGATCGATCGCGTAGTACGCGCGATGCTCCCTGAGGGTGTTGGTATAGCCGTCCCGAATGCGGCCGGAAATCAGATCGACTAGCCGCTTCTGGCGTTTGGTGTATTCAGAGGGAAGCTTAGTGAAAATCGCCTTATAGTGCCCGGAGCTACAACCATACTTTTTGAGATCGGCGATAGAAACACTCATAGTCCCAAAGCGATCTGCGTCGGTACTAAAATTCGACAGTTTTTACTCTCGTTTACCGACGCCCACTCGGGCATCAGGTTTTCAAGAGCCCAACAGCGTTTGAACTCGATGTCTTCCGGGCAAGAAAAGTTGAACTTCGCCAGCGGAACCGCGTGGTCGATGTGAATCTCCCCTCGCATAAACCGGTCCCAGTTCATACCGGGCTTGAAATTGCGCTCCAAGTGAGCCTTTAGATCCGAAAGGGAATAGGGAACAAGGTCAGGCCATCGTCGACCCACTTTACCATTCACAAGTGATTCTCTAATCGCTTTTGAGATCCGCAAGTTAAGCCTGACCTTAGGCGTTGCCCTCACCCTGGATCTGTACTTCGATTGAATTTCAGCGTAGCGTTTTGGGTGCTTTTTGATCCAGCGAGCTATGTTGTCTGCCTGCCGTCGCCTGTTCGCTTCGGATTGCCTCCATTTTTTTCCAGCTGCCCTACCGGTCTCCTTCCGTTCTTCAGACCAGTTTAGACGAGCCTCGCCGCGCCGTTTGAGAATCGCCGAACGATTGCGCCTGTATTCCTCGCGTGAGAGGCGGGCGTATTTCTCCTTGTCGCGCTGGTAACGCTCTCGGGTTGGCATCTGGAATTTGCGACCCTCAGTAACCGCGCTTCGACATCTGACGCGGGCTCCCGCTTTTCATCATGCCGCGAACGGCCGGATTGGGCGGAGCTGCTGGCGCTTCGTCTTCGTTGTTGGGCTCTGCCTCCGGTTGGACCTCGGTGCCGGGCTCTGCGGGCATATCGGCGCCGGGGCTTGTGGCTTCCATAACCTGAAACTCACCGGGCGAAATTTGCTGCACCTTGGCAGTGATCGTGTAGGTCTGCCCGTCCTGCCAGTCCTCAGTGAAGGGAAATTTGCTCGGTGTTAGGCTCAGCCGATCCTCAGCTGCGCCTGCTTCGTCAGACATTGGTTCACCGTTCATAACATGATCGCCTTTTCCAGTTTATGTTGAACGGCTGCCGGGAGAGCCGCTATGCTGAACCGGACCGTAGACCGATAGGGCGAACCTTTGCAAGCAGAAATCGAAAACAGTCAGAAAGAATGGCACCCCGGCACAAGCCCGAAGCAGGACGATCTGCGCGAGTTGTGCAAGCGTAAGAAGTTTGTTTTAGCCTCGGGCCCGCGCTTCAGCACCAAGACGATAGGCTGCCTGCACGCCTTCCTTGATCACGCCTTCAACACACCACGCGGCAACGCCTGCATGGTGACCATTTCGCAAACGGTTGGGTTTGACTCTGGCATCTGGAAAGACCTCACCGACATTGTTATCCCGCAATGGATCAAGGGCAATTTCGGCCTGGAATACCACCGCGAGCCTTACCTGATGGGCGTTTCGAAAAAGCCGACGTGCGAGATCGTCAACCGGATCGGCTGCGACATGGAGCCCAAGGAAAGAAAGGCCAATGGCGGTATCACGGTGATCCAGCTGGAATCACTGAAAGTCGAAGAAGAAGTCGAAGACAGGTTCAAACCGCGCCGTTACTCGACGATCTACGTGCCTGAGCTGTCGACGTTCCGAAAGCTGAAAACTTTCCTGACATGGACCGAAACACTCCGATTGATCGGCCTGCCCTCCGATAAGCACCTCTTCCTCGCAGACACCAATCCCTCAGACGAAGGTATTGAGAGCTGGATCTATAAACTCTGGTATGAGCTGTTGGACATGGACGATGACAGCGTGCCGATCGAGTTGTCTGCGATTAAATCGAACCTCGCGCGTATCGAATTCGAAATTGCCGACAACATTTTCGACACGCCTGAGCGCATCGCAGAGCTGGTTTCAAAGTACTCGCTCGATGAAGATCTGTATGCGCGCTACATCAAAGGTGAGTGGGTAACCGCGAGCGAAGACGCGCTATTCAGCAAACTTTTCCGGCCGAGCACCCACGTCCGAGGCGAGATCGGCACCTCCGCCAATAGCGATCCGGAGATTTTGGTACCCGAAGAGAACTGCCACGAGCTTTATACCGGCTGGGACCCGGGCTCATCCAATTCTGCGGTTGTGTTCGCTGAAAAGGCGTTTACCCAAGTCGAAAACAGAACGCTGGGAGTGTTGAAGTTTCTCGACGAAGTGGTTGTGACCGGCGAACCGCATACCCTGGAAGAGCTGGTAATGGCCGTCCTGAAGAAAATGGCTTTCTGGGAAGACGTCTGTGGACGTCCGGGCCGGATCGCTTGGCGGCATTGGTCCGACCGTAACGTATTCGATGCGCACTCCCCGGAAAGCAGCCGCTTCTATCACCAGATCATTTTCGATGAGTCAGTGCTGGCGATGCAACGCGGCGACGTGAAGGTTACGGCGCCAATCGTTCTTGAGGCAGCTCCGAAGGGGCCCGGCTCAGTCGCGCACCGGGTCGACCTGTGGCGCAAATTCCTTTTTGACGAGCGGATTTACTTCAGTGCCGACAAATGCCCGAAGCTGATTCAAATGAACAAATCGCTCAAACGTGGCACAACTCAGATGCAGGTGATTGCGAAGGCCAGCCGCTGGAAACACGTGTTCGATGCCGCTTCGTACCTCGCCTCCAGTGAATTCAGCGAAGACCTTACCCGGGCTTGTATCGTCAATATGGTAAAGGTTAGAAAGCACAATGCGTCCCGGCTCATCACCATCGACCTCTAAACTTCGATTATGTCTCGCTCTGCTTGTCGCCGCTTTGTTTACGAACCTCACCGACCGAAGCGGTTACCTCCGGATCTGGCGAGCGGTATCGCTGTGGTGGGGCGCACTGGAGCCAGATTCAACGGTGTCCGACTCATTGCGCACCGCCCGGCTAAACGCCTGCCAGACCTGCCCCCTATTCTACCGCCCACTCCAGACGTGCGGTACGCCCTTAAAGAAAGAGTTGAGAGGATTAGGGTGCTGGTGCAACATGGAGGCTAAGGCCAAATTGACTGATGCAACCTGCTGGATCGATGACGAACTCCCCGGAAACAAATACGGATGGACGGCCCACGGAGTTAACTCAGCTGAAGGACATCAATAAACGAATGCAGAGCGGCGAGGGGTCTGTCACTGTGTCTGCCCCCTCTACCCTGCTCGATGATGACGTGACCAGCATCAACGATCTGCCTGATCGACCATCCCGGCCGGATGAATTTCCAGTAGCGCGCTCAGCCGGTCCGCAGGATTGCACCGTTGTTGATACCCTGGGGAAAAGCAAAAAGTGGTGGGACAAGGCCAAGCACGAACTCTTTGCTCAGTATGGGGATGAAATAACTAAAAACCTGAAGCTGCCGCGCGTGCTGGTTACCACCGAGCTATCCAGTTATGAGTATCTGGAAAGGGCAATGGAGCAATGCGTCAAGTTGTCCGAAAACGAAGCACTACCGGCCGAGGATAGAATGGACGCTGCCGAAGTGGTTGGGTACCTCGCCGAAATCTCCGGACGCAAAGCAAAGATTCTCCTTGAGATAGCGGATAAAGCCCAAAAATCCAGTGTCGAGAAGCCTCCGCGCAACTTGCCGCCAGGATCGGCGATCGTTCAGGTAAATGTCGCGGCCGGTGAGGCTCAGGTGAAAGAGAAACACGCACTTCCAGCAGCCAAAGCTGCACCCAAGCACGTCACGATGGGACCGCAAGGCGCGGCCTAAGCCTTTTCGATTCTTCCGTTTGGGCTCAGTGGGCTTAAACTCTGGCCCATGTCTGGAAATTACTCAGCAATGGGAGATCGCAGCGGGCCATTCCCGCTTGTATTGCCATCTCAGGTTCAAACCTCTGGCGTTATTATCGGCGGGACCGGCTCACCTGAGGGCGTAGTCCCCTCGATGCCAGGGCAGGTTTACGAAGACAACGATACCGGCGAGCTGTGGATGAAGATCGCCAGCACCGGCCTTAATGGCTGGCAGAAGATCGGAGTCAAAGCCTCGTGAAATCCATTTTCGCTTTGGTGCTGGCGGCAATTCTGGCAACGGGTTGCACGACATCAAATCCGTCAACGCCAGCACCACCTCCAACACCGGAAACGCCTCAGGCTGTATCCGTTCAACCGGCGCCAATGATGGCGGCGCCGACTGCTTCGGGCTCCAACAAAAGCCAACCTGCAATCGTTACGTGGAATGCCGCGACGGGATGGAACCGGCCGGTCAGTTACATTGTCGGCTGGGGGTTGGCAGCAAACAATTATACGAGCACGGCAACCACCACCCAAACGAGCTATCAGGTGTCAGGATTAACGGTTGGGAGCGTGGTGTACTTTGCTGTCAAAACGGTCGACTCGACCGGACTGCAAAGTCCTTGGTCGCAATGGTATCACTACCTCGTCCCGAAATCGAACAATCCACCCGGGCACGCGCCTATTCAATGAGACTATGCCCAAAGCACCAAACACCTCTAACAGCGTGCCGACGAACCAACCGCAGAAATGGTGCTGGCATTCAGACCAGATGCAAGCTCTGCTGCAATGAGGCTCAGCTTGCGCGGCGCCGAAAAGAGAAACCGAGAAAGGCGCCAAAGCCGATTCGTCAGAACAGACTCACGAAGCGCCTGACAGATTGGTACGTGCGCGTGCTGCTGAGTCGCGGGACAAAAAATGTGCCTTACAAGGCTTGGCCGCAGTGGTTGATCGAGCTGAAACGGGCTCAAATGAGATTGAAACGTGAGCTATGGAAGCAGGCAGAATTACAGTAAATGGACACAGCTTGGATTTGTCCGACCGTCAGGTGACCGTGTTGAAGAAGGTTGCTTTGTGTCAGCACAACAAAGAGATCGCTGATGAACTGCACCTCAGCGTAAAGACGATCGAATTCCACGTCAGCGAGCTGCAGAAGAAGCTTGGGGTAAACGGCCGTGATGAATTGATTAGATTGGCCTTCGAGCAGGGCGTGGTGACCAAAGGGGAGAGGGCAATGCGTGATGCAAAACTGATCCTGAGAACCCCAGAGGTAGAGATCAAAACCTCAAACGATCTGACAGATGCTCTGATGCAAGCTGCAACCAATGCAGCAAACGGAAAAGCCGATCCGGTGCAGGTCAACTCGCTCTGTCAGGTGACCAACACCATGATTAACTTTGCCCGCTTACAAATGGATGTCATCTATCGGCAAGGCGGCAGGATTCCCAAGTGGCTTACGAACGGTTCGATTGAAGTTAACCCAAAACCAAAATGAAAAACATCCTCCTCACCGCCTTCCTCTTTGCCGCTATCGGCGCCGAAGCCGCGAACGTAACACTAGCCTGGGACAAGAGCATTGACCCTCGCGTTGTTGGCTACAACATCTACGAGGGAGGGGTAACCCACAGCTATACCAATCTCGTCAATGCGGGAGACAACAACTCAATCACAATCAGCAATTTGATTGTCGGAAGGGTGTATTTCTTCGCTGCGACCTGTTACTACATAACGGGACTTGAGAGCGAGTTCTCGACTGAGATCAGTTACACCGTTCCTGCCAGCGGAACCGCACCAGCATTCACACTGCAGCCTGTCGGTGGTACCAATAACTACGGCACCTCAAAGACGCTGACGGCCAACGCCGGTACCAACGCGGTTTATCAATGGCTCTTCAGCGGACAACCAATCGCCGGGGCAACGACCACGAGCCTCACCTTTTCGTTTTTGACTGGGACTAATACCGGCACCTATGCCCTGAAGGCGTCGAACACTTTCGGAGTTACCGTCAGTTCACCAGCGACGATCACTGTCCTTCCGCCAGTGGTAACCAATGTTCGAGTAACCAGCCCGTGACACCAATTCCCATGATTCATAGAGTCCCGCATTTCATTGTTAAAATGGTCACGAGCAGTGTCGCTGGAGGTTTGATCTTCCTTGGTCAGATCATCGACGAGAAGACTGCCGTGCCGTTGTTCACCGCAGTCTCGGCCGTAGTCGTTATTGGTGCGCTCATCTGGAAGATGGGAACGCAGTATCAGGCGCTCATGGATCGACTCAATGTAATCGAGAAAACGAAGACCAAACCCTACGACGATACCAACCTGAGGGCGGAGCTGAGTAATGTGTGGGCGGCTGTGTCCGGAATTAAAGCGGAGTTTAGCGAGGTGCGGACGCAACTTGGATCAATCAAATCAGATCTCCGAACAGTTGCCTCAGAGCGATCGGTCGACATGGAGCGGCTGCGAAAGCAGCTCAAGACAAACGCACTTATGGACGCAGTGCCAAATAACTCGGAACGAACCGGCATGCGCTTATTGCTTGTTGAAGATAATCCGGACGATCTGGCGATACTGAAAAGGAGACTTACCCCGGCTTTCATCGTCGACGAGTGCCACACATTGGCGCAAGCGAATGCGAAGCTCAAAAAACAGAGCTACGATTGCGTCCTGCTGGATCTCAGACTGCCGGATGCGCGCTTTAATCGAACGGTCGAGGATTTCATTGCCGACAACCCGGACTCGCTTTGCATCGTGCTGAGCGGCTGTGATGATGACGCGACCCGAAAGCTTTGCTTCGACCAGGGAGCCGATGACTTTTGGATCAAGGGCGTCGACGATCAGGACATCCGCACCATCAAACGCCGCATCACAGAAGCAAATTGGCGCCGCCACCGCGCCAGCGATGAACTAACGTAAGCCTATGCCAAGAGCCATTGCACGCACACCTTGGACCACAGTTTCGCTGACACCGTTAATCGGAGTGCTCGACACGCGATCGCGACCGGCCGACATTCCGCCCGGCGCCTTCCGTTGGGCCGGTAACTTCCAGATCACACCGGACGGCAAACGCTGCCGTCGCGACGGACACACCAAAGCTTTCGCCGACGTGGTGATTGACGGCCGTTACCAGAATCAGGACCTGCATCATCAAGGCGCCGATCGCGAGCCGATAACTTTCGAGCTGGAGACCACCGCGAGCGATGGCACGCGCAGACTCTACGCCGGTACGCAGAGCCGGTTATACTGGCTGGACGAGGCAACCGGGCTTTGGACAACAATCGCCACCGGTTACGGTACGACGGGCTCTTACTGGCGCGCGGACGTTCTGCAGGACATAATTATTTTCGCCAACGGCAATCCAACGGACAAAATCATCTATCAGAACCTCGGCGACCCAACGACGCAACCCGTCCCTGACCTGTACGCTGTCTGGAGTGGTGCGCCTCAGGACGTGATGGGTGCGCACGTTGTCATCCAGTACAGCGGCGTGATCATGCTGATGAACTTCACTGACAAGGATGGCCCGCATCCAGTCAGGATCATGTGGTGCGACCTCAACAACCCGCTGAGCTGGAACCCGGGCACGACGGACACGATCGCCGACTACCAAGACCTCGATTACGGTGACGAAATTCTTGCCGCCACCACGATGCAAGGCAGCCTTTACGTGTTCACTCGGCGCGCTATCTGGAAGGTGAGCGTTTCCCCGGCCGGATCCACGACAGACTTCTCTTTCACCAGGGTCTACGTCGAGCCGTTGAACCAAACCGGTTGCCTCACGTTCCCCCGAACTCTGGTAAGCATGGGGACAGAAGTCCGATACATGAGCCGGGACAGCATTTACCGCTATGACCCTTACATTGCGCAGCCAGAGCGCGAAGATTGGATCTATCGCGCCTCCGGAGTGATTTACCGCAAGCCGGACACAGCCTTATCAGGTCTGGATTGCGGCGCTCCTTGCGCCGGTTGGAAGCCCAGCTCACGCGAGTTTTGGATCTCGTGGCCGTCCGGCACGCATACCGTGAATAACTGGACCCTTGTGAATCAGCTCGATTACAAGACGTCCGACGTTGTTGATCACGGTTACTCTGTGTTCTGCAACTACCGGCGCAATCCGGTAGGGAACGTCTGCAACGAAGAACAGGATTACCTCGCCGCCAGTGGGTCTGACTGGAGCATCAAATCACTCAACTCCGGAGTGTTCTACCGCGAAATGCTCGTGATCGCGGCGCAGCTCAGCGACGACATTCCCCTGGACGATCCGATCTATCAGCAGACCGGTTACTACTCCATCCTTCGCGCGCAGATCCCAACCGGCCTTTATGACCGGGACAAGATTTGCCGTCGCGTGCTGGTTGATGACGACGTGTCCGAAGAAGCTGTGCCGGGCAAGTACCAGATCAAACTTGGCAATAGCTACAACATTGCCGACACGAATGAATCGAGTGCACCGGCGAACTCACCGGTTAACACCACCGGGATCCGTTGTGCGATCATGTGGCGGACCTTGGACACGGTACCGGAAGCTGGTTACAAAGGTCAGATTGCCTGCCTGGACCCTGGGACCATTGGGAGCATGGTCGCTCAAGGTTTGAAGCCATACGCCGGACGTGAGTTTCCTTGCTTCGAACAGAATCACTTTCTCTGGTTCGAGCTGTGCATCATGGATCAGAACGGCCAGCCAAGAATAGGGAGTGACGTCTGCTTACAGCGGATTGACTTCGACCTGCTGGCTTTGCCTAAACCGTAATTCGGTCTTTAATTCTATCCCGATGAAGTGTATCTTTGCCGCGTGAGCAAAGGACACCATCATGAGGGCAACGATCAGTCTGATCGGCTCGCCCACTTGATCAACGAAAGGTACTCGCAAATTATGTCTGCAATCAGTGACTTCAATGACAAATTGAAAGCATTCTTCGACCGTCAGGACACGGCGATCACGGATCTGCAAGGAGATGTAAAATCCCTTCAGGACCAGATTGCCGCGTTGCAGAATTCTACCGGGACAATCACACCGGAAGATCAAGCACTGCTCGACGGTATCACCACGCGCGTCTCGGCTGTCTCCGACAAGCTGGATGCACTGGACGCATTGACCCCGCCAGCGGCACCACCACCCACAGCGAAGTAACGGGGACAAACCTTCTTTCCGCAGCGCGCGACTCTTGGCCGCGCGTTTTTTATTTCAGAACGGAAGTGCGCGAGCCTCTCGCCATTTCTGGCACAACGCCAGAAACCTTTGCTTTTCCCGTGCATCCAAATGCCGCATTGGATTCTTTTGTTTGCCGGATGCCAGGAACTCAAGGTACCGCTTGAACGGTTTGATGAAGTAGAACCGTGCGCCATTGGTCGCGCCTTTGGCCGGGATGTTCACAACGAAGCTGAAGCCAAGAGCGTCACAGAACTTGTTGATAACAGACAAGCGCCACGGCGCCCACGTGATCGACCGGGCAAGGCGCCGAACCGTGGTAGCTGAAAGACCGGCCCGCTCCGCGATGACTTCAGTGCCAGGGTGCGAACCACCCTCTCGGATGAGGTAGTAACAGAGGAACGGCGGGCTTTGGTCTAGGCATTCGAGAAGGTTCATTTCAACAATTTTGAGTCGAGGTAGAATGTAACCGGTCTCGAACCTGACGAGTCGAGCACGAAACCAAACCATCTTCGATTGCGCCGAAAGTAGTAGAGAATCCCGTTAGCCCAGCCGTCAGTACGATAATCGTCGCACTGCTGCAAGTACTCATCAAACAGCTCCCGAGTCACCGGCTTCCAGTGTGGCGGTATTTGAAGGTCCATGCTTAACTTTCCACTCTAACTCATACTCTTTAGCCAGTCGTTCGAACACAGGCGGCGAGAGCTGGATGATTTTCCCCGCCATGTCCGCTAGCCGCGCGCTCTTCGCGATGATAAATCGATCGTCACAGATGAATGCAGTGTAACCAGCAGCCAGATCTTTTTCGCAGCTCTTGCACTTGTCTGGCTTCGGAAGGTTGTGAACGGCCGGACCAAAATCAAACCCCGTCCCGCAAATCGGGCAGACGCTTCTCGGCACTCTCGGCGCTTCCTTGCGACCTTTTCCCCCAAGCTTTTTCTCTGCTACGCCCTTTGCGTACGACGGCAGCATGCCTGCCAGATTCTTGAGGGTTTCGTTGCTGGGGCCGGGCGGCTGTCCGTTGGACTCGTGCATAACTATGGCATTTTAATGGCATTCTTATCCGGAATGCCCATCAGGCGATCGCATTCGGCTAAGTAAGCGGACCAAGACGCGAATAGCAAGCAGATGCAAACATGCTCCCAAGCCACCCCGATCATATGGCCGGTGTGATACGGGCAAGCCGGATCGTGACCCGGCTCTTGGGTGAGCTGATACTTGCCGGTCTTGTAGCCGTCTTCGTACATCTGATCCCACTCGTCGCACTCTTCAGTGGTGATGATGAACAGCCAGCACCATAGCGCCTCAAGGATCTCGTGGCCCCAGACGGCAAACATAAAGCGCCAGTCGCTCATCCGCATGACTTGAATGACAAGCTGGCCGGTGTTGTGTGGCGCAGTCCAAAACCAATAACCCAAAGTTGTGAACCCAGAGGGGAACCGGTCGACGACTTGGAGTTTAATTTTCACTTGCTCGCAGGTTGAATCAGACCGGACGTGGTGAGAAAATCTAGCCTGTTCCAGATCGAGGTGAAGTACTGCCGACTGACGAAATCGAACCGGGGACGATACATTAGACCAGTCATTGCAATGCCCGCAGCCGCGACGTAAGCGCGCTCGACGGCCGCGATCGCAGTGTCGCCGGTACCGGTTGCTGTCCCGACTTCCTTTTCGTATCCGTTACTGACAAACACCCAACCGTCTTCCACGCCTTCGACCTCTTTGGCCTCGATACAATAGAGGAAGAGTTGATCGCTCACCTCGTCGAGCCAATCGACCGCATAGCCGCCTTGATACATATCGGGGTGCTTCCCGTCCGGCTCAGTCTGAAACAATCGAACCGCAGCGCCATACTCGTGAAGCAGCGGACTCTCGCCCGCAGCAATCTTGTCGAAGTGGTTGACCGCATTGCCGTGACCGTGCTCATCGCCGCACATTGCGATCTCGGAAAAGATCCCGTCGAAACCCCAGCGTTGAGCGCAGAACTCTGTGAACAGAAAATCTTTGCCGTCATACAGCAGACCGGCATCGAACAAGCCAATGCCTGGAACCTTTTTCGCCATCTCGTAAACGATCGGCGGGAAAGCGATACGGTTTAGCTCGCAGTTAAGCGGGGTGCGGATACTGAGATTTTGGCAGCCACCGGTTAACCGGCCAATGTTACCGGCGCCTAGCGGTTTATTTTCCA